GTTTGATTTCGAACACAAGTCACACTTAGAACTTGGACCACAGCAAAAATTTCAAATATCTCGTAGCGAATAAACTACGTTTAATATCCGCCGCCCCTCGGGGGCAGCTAAAAATCTGTGGAACAGGTTAAAAGGTGACCCCCTTTCATAAGGGGAATGTATTCTCGGTATTTTTAAATGCGCCGATCGCCCGGGTCCTGGGCTAACTCTACCTATAAGAGCTATTCGCATTAATGCTATTATTACTAGAACTTCCTAATCTGGGAAAGGGAGTTCATACCTATACATCCTAGGTACGTTGATGAAGTAAATCAGTGTAAAGTCTTCCGCAGTGGAAACATACTCATGAATGAAGTTTGTACGGCTAATGGACGAACCACTGTTGCTCGTGACTTGTACATACTCGTAAGAGTCTGACTGTACTTCTATGGGTTTATAGATGCGCGGGGAGCTGAACCGCGTCTTTTGGTAGTAAGGAAACTCAGCCTCTAACATACCAGTGTTACGTACCATAGTCAATTCCTGACCCGCGAAAGACTCGCGGGCCATGGCTGACCGTCGTATCACATTTATCTCATTCGGATATACCTCGCTTCGGATCCCTGGAAGTTCCAGGGTGAAGGGTTTCCGAGTCACACCTCGAATTGCGGTGTCGACATATGAATCCAAATTATCCAATATCTTCTTTCGTATCCCACCCCTCCATGCCATGAAGGCTGGAGCGCAATAGGTGAGAGGAATAGTACAACAAGGATTAGTTGAATACACTGTGCCGCCAGATGCATATTCGTAAACGCCAGAAACCGCAAAGGGTAGGGTCCCACGGTAGTAAGGGAACACTTTGGCATTCAAATAGGTCGTGTTGTAATCGTTGTCTTCGTCAGGGGTCTTCCAGGGTATGTGATAGACATACCTGCGAAATAAATCGCGTAGGGAAACGACGTGTTCACCGAAAAATACTTCCATTGTGTGATCTGTATTTGCTTCTGCATTGACTACCATTGTCATTGTCTCTCCAGGTTTGTTTTCCATAGAGGACTTGTCAGTCTTTGCATCCACTCCTGCGTCGGAGTGGGAGATTAGAAGCGATTGAGACTCGAAGGGCAAGATGCTCAAGTCTTGAATCCTAGTGCCGATAGGGACGGCAAACTTCATGGAATCCCCTGCTGAAACCCAGACATTCACAGAAATGCCTGGAGCAGTAGATTCATCTCCCGGAGTGGTCAATTCATTCAATACCGTAACGACTAATTGACCGTTAGATCTGCCAGAGGAAAACGGCAGTGGGGTATCGTCATTGACAAACTCCTCAAATAGCGAGCCTAAGGGTTGGCCCACAGTTCCTATATTTAACCAGGGGGCAGAATTACCCCATCCAATTTCAACTTCAAAATCGGTCGTTTCTGCGATATCTACGACCTCTGAATATACCTTGTTTTCGGTTGTTTCAGTGAAATTGTTGGGATCGTAAGTAAGTAACAAACGTCCCTTATGGAAATTACTGGCCACTACTTGAAAACGCAGCTTTATGGGGCCGTGCCAGAACTGGAACATCTGGGACATCCACGCCATGGGTGTCATAAACAAAATGTTCCCGCTGTCAAGGGTGGAACTAATCGATGGGGTGATATTCGCTGCGAACAGCTGATCACCTACGATGTTTCCACCTGCCTCCTTGGGAAGTTCCCAATTAAACTGCGTTAGTAGTGATTCTTTTTGGATAAGCTCATAAATGCCCATATGATCTTCGCCGTCTGCGCCGGCGACACGTGGATCAATGGTCATCTCTTGCTTGGAATCCAAGGACAGCTTCATCACTGTATCATGTCTATCGGTATTAGCGAATGGTGACGTAGATATCAATTTAGTAGTACACGGTCCCTCAATGACAGGAGGGCGTGAATAACCAAACAGTGATGCTGCTTGCCCAATTCCGGAAGCAACCATCTGAGTAGCCCGGGCATAGGGGCCTATAGCAGGTAAATTCGAAAGCCAGCCAGCTCCAGCCGCAATAGCTGAAGCAGGCTTACTAATGATTCCCGTACCATACTCATCTGATTTGGAAGACTTGCTCGTAGACATTGTCTTCTTCTTCTTTCCGGTTGACATTTGTTTAGACTGCGATTCAAGCGCAGTTGGGGTTGTCAGAACAACATCCGATGCCCACGCATATACAGTAATGCTGGCTGCACCAGCTAAACCTGTAGCGTGTTCCAAAGGATTCAAATCTGACAATGAAATTTCGCCCATGTCATCCCATTCGGAATTGGGAATGCTCATATAATTCTTAGGAAACATGAATGGTAAATCCATTGTTCCTCCCTCATTGGTTGTAGGGTTCAGTAAGAGCTTTGGGCGTTGGGAGCGTAGGATAAAATCTGTGAAAAGAAAGTTGCTCAACGGTAACTGATTGGAAGTAGGTAGAGGTTCATACGAAACCATCACCCTCCCATACAAAAATGAGTTACCATTAATGACAAACTTGACATGAAGCTTACAAGACAAATTGTTATAGAAACGAATTTTGTCTGCTATTGTCGGATTTTCAAAGAATAATTTCCATGGATTGAATGTATCATTGACAGCTGGACTTGTGGTATTGTCCCAGGTCGTTTCGTAAATCCGTGTCGGTCTCGCTAGAAACGAGGCCAAACCTGAATCTTCGGCTTGAACTGTGTCGAATGTAGCATCCTTGCTACCCTTAATGGTCACACCGTACCCTGGATCTAAATCTGTAAAAGAAGTGATCTGGTGTTGTCCGGTTTCACCTTCGGACGCCACCGCGGGCTCGGAGTGGGATTCCAGGGGTTTATCCTCCCCTAGTAGGAGTTCCAATTTGCCAAACATCTTATCGATGCGGTCTGATCGACCTTTTAATTGGCGTAATTCCATACGAAGCTGGGTTACTTCCTCGAGAACAAGGAGGTATTGCTTCTTCACCAGTGGGTTGTCGTGCAGAGCCCACTTTATCATTTGTAAATCATCAAAACTTTGGGTGATACATATATTAAAACACGTGCTGTTGCATCAAAAATGCACGTGAGTCCTCTTCTTTTCAAAATTGCGGCATTGTCATCTACACGGAGGGAGAGTTGGTAAAACCCCCCATGCATTGTCTAAATAACCGACTAAAGTTGGTCTCGAAGGTACCGAGCTTTGTAACGCTCAAGGTACGCATCGAAATCATATCCCAGCAACGACAAGTCGTAACGTAGGTTATGATCATCTGCAATCAGGCCCACTTTCTTCCGCCAATCCTCATACGACTCGCGACCGTGATTGAACATTTCTCTGATGGAATTGTCCAGATTCACAATCGCCGCCGCATCAGGTGGCAAGGTAGAACTGGCACTGCAATGCAGGGATTTGACAATGGACTTAATGTCAAGCGCTCCCATCCACATCTCCAACTCTTTGTTGAAAACTGGTTTGCGCTTGAGAAAATCCACCTCTTCAAGAGAAACAAAATCGGGCGCGTTCTCCGATTTGTCTGCCGGGGTGTACTTAATATCAACTTCTTCAAAAGCTGCCTTAATGGTGTTAAAGGTCATCTTATCTTGAATCTCGGGCATTGGGGCACCCAAGCTATCATCTCCATACGTAGTCAGGCGGTACACGTCACTGAATCGTTGGTTTGATGCGCCACATATACGTCTGTACACGCATCGATGATACAAGCTGTTCACAAGGCTGTTGACATAAACAGTCATGTTCTGTCCCGAAGGATTAGAACCAGATAACTGCAGCAATGCCCCATGGTACGCAACCACTGGGTTCATCACTTCATTTGCCAACATGGACATCATACGAAGATCCTCCTTGCTGTAATCAAGGCAGCGCTCAGCCAGGTTCGCCATAACCTGGAAAGCGGCTCCCATTGCATCAGCAGAGATTCCAATGTCAAACTTAGAGAAATCTCCGGCAATGAGCTTCGTGTCTTTGCTGGGGGCTAAATGACGAATAAGCTCGTCAAAGTCCGGCCCAGAAGCATTAATTCCAACAGCACACTCAGACACCAACGGGAAAGTTG